GACGGGGATGTTTGGGGCGTGACGTTCGATGGGCGAGCGGTCCCCGTATTCCTGGCGGGCGGGTACACGAACGCGGGCGCGCGGGGATTTGATCGGGATGACCATGCGATTGCCGATTATGGCCCGCTCGTCCTGTTGACTCCGGAGGAAGATTCCGAATGGTAGCCGAGTTGCAATCCGTGGTGGCGGACCTCATGGCGTCGATTCGCCCGGTCGAGCATGAGCCGATGCGCGTCGTCGAGGACGTGTGCGAAGACCTCGCGGTTCGGCGCGTCGTTGGGCGATGCCCCGCCGGGTGCATCAGGGGGTGGGTTGTCGAAGAGCGGCCGGGCGGGTATGAGGTGACGCGCCCGTGCGGGACGTGCGCCGCGGTCGCGTCGCAGGCCCAGCGATTCACTGCCGCTCGATTCCCAGCATGGGCGCTCCGCGTCCGACGCGAGTGGACGGGATCGGTGTCGCTCGGGGACATCGACCGGGTGGCGGCGGACGTCGCAGGCGGGCGCGGCCGGGTGTGGCACGGCCAGAACGGAGTGGGCAAGTCATGGACCGCGGCGGCCGTGGCGCTGTCTCTCGTCGAGTCCGTCTCCGTCCGGTGGCTGCATTGGCCTACGATGGTGGCACGGATGAAAGATGAGGTCGCAGGCGGCGGGCAACTCGGGCCGCTCGTCGTCAAGCTCGTCGGCACTCCGCGCATTCTCGTCGTCGACGAGCTCGCCGGGCGCCGGACCGAGTTTGAGGCCGAGCTTGCCGAGCGCATCATCGGGCCGCGGGCCGAATCGGGCGCCGTGGTCATTACCACGAACATGACTGCCGACCACTGCCGCGGCTATGTCGGGGACCGGGTATGGTCTCGGCTCGGGGCGTCGTGCCGCATTGGCGAGATGGGCGGGTCTGACCGTCGGAGGGGCGCATGACTGCCCGCACCATCGGCCGCGCAAACCGCGCGCAGGGCCTCGCGCTCGAAGATGCCCTAGACCATCAACACGCGCAGTATCACGCGCAGGGTCGGGCGCACATGACCCGCATCCCTACCCCGGTGACGGTGCTCGGGCGGACGCGGCTTGATGCGCGCGGCCGGGCATGCTTTCCCGCGTGTTTCGCGGCCAAGGCTGGGGTGGACTTCATCGGATTCGGCACGGTCGGCGGTCGAATCGTGCCGATTGCGGTCGAGGCTAAGACGCACTCCGGCGAGGACTCGTGGGACTCCGGGGTTGATCCGTCCGGGTACAGCGTCGGAGATGCCGGGGTTACTCCGGGGCAAGTGCGACAGCTCGACACCTATGCACACCACGGCATCGCATGCGTCGTCCTATCGGCGTGGGGCGCAACGTGGCGCATCGACTGGCATGCGCTGCTCGGTCATGTGCAGCGGGTCAGGCGTCGCACGGTGCGCCCGGGCGAGGCCGAGACCGTCGGCGTCCGGCTTGTCGGCGTCGACTGGCTTGGGGTAGGGTGATAGGCATGGGAAGACCTACCAAATGCACACCGGAGGCGACCGCCAAGGTTTGCGAGGCTCTCGCGCTTGGTGTTTCGTGGGCTGCCGCGGCGGCGCATGCGGGTCTGACCGAGCGGTGCATCATGGAATGGAAAGCGCGCGGAGCCGAAGGCGAAGAGCCTTTTGATCAGTTTCTGCGGGAGGCGACGCGCGCGCGCGATGCGGCGGAAACTCGCATGGCTCGAATCGTCGTCGCTGCGGCGGAAGACGGCAATGCATCGGCCGCGCAATGGTGGCTAGAGCGGCGCCGCCCCGAGAACTGGGGCCGGCGGGACCATAACGTCGTCGAGGTCGCGGACCCGAACAAGGCCGTCGCCGCGCTCCTGGCTAAGCTCACCGAAGGGGAAAGCAAGTGACATGGCGTGAGGAGGGGAACCCGGTCCGCCGATGGGTGTCCGACGACGTGCCCGGGGTGGTCGTCGTGCCGTGGAGCGATGGGTATGCCGCACTCGTGAGCCGATACCCGGACCCGCCGCACGTCGAGCGCCGCAAGACGCTGCTCGATGCCATGTGGGCGGCAGAGCATGTCCGCGGCCGGACGGACGGCCTGCGTGGTCTTGCTGCCCGCGCGGCGTATGCTGAGCCGCCCCCGCGCGGCAATGGCGCATCGGTGACCGATGAGGCCGTGCGCCGACTTGGGGACTGTGCCGTCTCCGAGATGCTCATCGCCCGGCGCGAGATGGGGCGCGAGAAGTACGGCACGGAACTCTGCGCGCACAACGGGCGCGACCCGTGGGTTGATTGCCTACAGGAGATGCTCGACGGCATCGTCTACGCCACCCAAGCGCACATGGAGGGGCGTGCGGTGCCGGCGGACGCGGTACTCGCGCTCGGGGCGCTGCGGGCGGTCGTCGAGGGCGGCTAATGCCACTCAGTCTCGCCACGTTCGCACCCTTGCCGTGGCAGGGTGAGGCGCTACGGGACATCCTGCGATGCGCCGGCGGGTCATACGGCTGGGCCGGTGGCAAGGGGTCGGGCAAGTCTGCGATCGCTTGCGCGTGCGCGTCGATGCTCGCTGCGACCCGACCCGGGGCTGAAATCGCCCTCGTGATGGATTGCTACACATCCCTGCGAGACATTCACCTCCCGCTACTCTCGCAACTCGCGCCGTCCGTCGGCGGGGTGTGGCGCCCGAGCGATGCCGAGTTTCGGTGGCCGTCCGGGTCGGTCATCCGGCTCCGGCACCTCGATACCACCGGAGACCCGCGCATCGGCGGCAGTCCAATCGAGGGCATGAATTTGCACGCCCTCATCGCCGATGAGTGCCAGCAGATTGACTCGCGCTATTGGACTGTGTGGCAGGAGCGGACCCGGGTCGAGGCCGTCGACATCGCCGGGCGCAATTGCTCGCCATTGGTCATCGCATCGGGCCTCCCGGTCAATACATGGTGGCTCCGCGAGATTGATCGGGCCGCCGGGCGGACGTGGCGGCCCCGCACCCGGGACAATACCCACAATGCCCCGGATTATGAGGCCCGCGTCCGCGCGACGATGACTGAGCGGCAGGCGCGGGCGATGCTCGACGGGGAGGAGTACACGCCGGAGGGCCAAATCGTCGAGGAATACGTGCCGCGGCTCGACCCCGACGGCGTGCTGACCGACTGGACGCCCGATTGGCGCCACTGCCGAACGGTCCTCGCAATGGACCTCGGTCTGAACAATCCGCACGCTATCCTCGCGGCAGAGGACGCCGCGCGCGGTCGATGGGTGGTCATGCGCGAGTGGTACTCGACAGGGCGTCACATCACGGTCGGGGAGATGTGCCGGCGCATCGCCCGGGACGCCGCGCCGCGGCACCGCGCAAACGGCCGCATCCCCATCGATGAGATAGTGACGGACCCGGCCGGCGCCGCGCACTCCGCGCAAACCGGGCACTCTGACCTCGACATGATTGCAATGGGTGAGCCCGATGGGTTGGGCTTGCGCCCGGTCGTCGAGACCATCCCGGAGCGGCGCTCAGTCATCAGCTCTCTGAACCGCATGCGCCTCGCGATGGAGCAACGGCGGCTCATGTTGCATCGCTCGCTCGCCGAGTCGGGCGCGGGCGATGAGACGGGGCGGTCGATGCATCGGTCACTCCTCAGCTACCGATGGGACCCGCGCGGTCGAGAAGAGCCGTTCAAAGACGGCGTGAGCGACCACGCGGTTGATGCCCTGCGATACCTCGCTCGCCGGGTCATGTGGCACGTCGTCGAGCCGGTCGAGGTCATCCGGCCCGAGCGGCCCGAGCGCGCGTCCGGCGTGAGGGCGTCGAGTCGCGTCGAGAGATAGCGCGCAAGTCGTTGCGCTGTGCATGGCATTGCGCAGTCTGACGCGGCGTGCTACCGTGGGCCATGCTCTCAGGCTCCCGCATCGACGCCGCTCGCGCTGCCGCCCTACAGTCGGCGGACGTGCGGCCCGAGTCGCCTATCGGCGTCGGCGGTGGTCTGATCTCAGGCGTCGGCGCGGTTCACGAGCCTGCGAAGAAGCTTCGCGCGCACCCCGAGCGCATGCGACTCTTCCGCGCGGCGAAGGTCACGGCGCCCGTCTACCTGACGAGCAGCCTGTGGGCTAACACGATGCGCCTTGCGACGCCCTCTGTCGAGGCGGCCGACGACTCGCCGCAGGCTGAGGAGTACGCGCAGCACATCCGGGAGTGCATCGGCGTCGGCACGGTCTCGCCGGTCGGCGTCCGGTGGCCTGAGATCTTCGGGGAATGGCTCGGGGCGGTGGAGTACGGGTTCAGCGTCCACGAGCTCGTGTGCGTCGAAGCGGGCGGCCGGTGGTACACGGTGCCCGAGTACCGCGACCAAGCGTCAATCGCGTGGTGGTTGTGGGATGAGCGAGACCGATTCGCCGGGGCGGTGCAGCAGCCCCGCGACACTGGCGCGGGCTCCGTCGTCCTGCCCGCCGGGCGTATGCTCCGGTTGACGTGGCGGCCCGAGGGGCGCACCGACGCATCGGGCATGGGCTATCTGCGGCCAATGGAGCCGCTTGCGGCCGACTATCAGATTCTCAGCGCGCTCCGCATCGTCGCGGCGCAGCGGTGGTCGGTGCCGACCCCGGTGGCGACCATCTCGTCAGAGGAGGAGGCCCGCAAGGGGGCTGCGGCCGTCGAGGACGCGGACGCCTTGGAAGAGATGCTCGCGAAGTACGCGAGCGGTGACCGGGCGCACATTATCCTTCCGTCCGGGTGGTCCCTGTCGACCTACGGCGGCGAGTTCGACGTGAGTCGCATCGACGCGACGATTGACGCGACGGCCCGCCGCATCATGGAAGTCCTGATGCAACAGTACCTCATGCTCGGGTCTGCGAACGCGGGCGGGTCCTACTCGGCGAGCGAGACGCAGATGGAAGCCGCGCGACTTGCGGCCCAGGGCGTCCTTGAATGGCTCGCCGACTGCCTCTCGTCCGACTACATCCCGCGCGCCATCAAGTGGCAGTTCGGGGACGTGCCGGCGGCGATGCTGCCGCGGTTCCGGTTTGACGGGCTCAGCTCTGAGGTCTTCATGAAGCACCTTGCAGCCCTTCCCGCCCTCGTCGCCTCGCGCATTCTCCCGATGACTCGCGAGCTTCAAGACGCCGTGGGCCGCGCGCTGGAGGTGCCGCAGCCTGAGACGCCGGCAGACATCACCACGGCGCCGGCGCCGGCCATGCCGGAGGTTGTGTGATGACTGGCGAGCGCATGGAAGAGAGAGGCGAGACTATCATGGCCATGACCATCCCGACCGCCGACGGTCAAGGCATCGGCGGGTTTCTTGACGAGCTGAAAGCAGCGGCCCGCGCCGCTCTTCGCGCGCCACTTGCGCCGGATGTCGCGGCCCAGGCGTGGGTCAAGATCGAAGATGACACTGTGACCGATGTCGAGTTCGTCGCCGAGTTGTGCGGCGTCGAGGCCGACGACGTGTATTTCCGCGTCGCCTATCGGCGCGGCGAGGACGGGCGCATCGTGCTCGGTGAGCATGTGCGGGTCGAGGAGCGGACGACCTATGAGCCCGCCGCCGTCGCCCTCTCGGCGGTCCTCTGCGAGCTTGCCCCGGTGCATGCACCGGCGGCCGATGGGCTCGTCCGCGGGCGCACGGCGCAGCTGATGCGCGTCGGCCCGCTCCACGATGCATACACGGGTGAGGAGCTGCTGACCGTCACGGACGAGATGCTCGCGGCGATGGTCGCGGCGGCATCTGCCGCGGGGTACTCGATCCCTATCGACCACGGACACGCGCTCTATGCTGCGCAGGCGTCCGGCGCGGACCATGCCGATGTGAAGCTCTACGGCCGCATCGTGAGTCTTGAGCACCGCCCCGGCGTTGGCCTCTTCGGTGTGCCCGAGTGGACTCCGGCCGGGTTCGAGCTTCTCCAGTCGCAACCGGGCCTACTCTACTTCTCTCCGACCATCGTCGGCACGATGCACGACCCCGCGACGGGGCGCCCGCTCGGTCGCGGTCTCCATTCTGTCAGTCTGACGCCCACCCCGCGTCAAGACCGGATTGATTCACTGGCGCTGTCTCGCGCCGCAGCCGGGGCCGCGCGCCCCACAGGAGGCCCCATGACGGGGAATCAGGGGACCGGCACCCCGAAGCCGGATGATGTCGTCACGCTCTCGCGGGACGAACACGCCGCTCTGACGCTTGCGCGTCAGCAGCTCGACGAGGTGCGCGCCGAGCGCGACGCCCTCAAGGACGGGTCGGTCGCTCTGTCGCAGCGTGTGGAGGCCCTCGAAGCCGCCGCGCTGCAGCGTCAGGTCGCCGATGAGATTCGCGAGGCCGAGAGCGCGGGCAAGGTCGTCACGGCCGAGCTTCGCACCCTGCTCGCCACGCAGGCCCCGGCGGCCCGCGCTGTCATCCTCAGCGCGCTCCCGGCGTCTCGGCCGGTGGTTGCGCTCGGGCATGGCGAGCGCGTCGAACCCAAGGACGCGAAAGACCCCGCGGTCATCCTCCGCGCGGTCAAGCTCGCGAAAGACAAGAACATCAGCTACGGCGAGGCGCTGAGCCTCGCCCGGGGGGAGTGAGCATGTACGCCGCTTCGGAGAGTGTCATCATTCACTGCATCGCCAGCGGAGCCATCGTCAAGGGTCAGGCGGTCAAGGTCGCCGGCGAGTCGGGCGGTGTTTTCACCGCTTCGGTCTGCGCCGACCCCACCCACCTGTTTTATGGCATCGCTCTGGAGTCCGTCGCCTCTGGCGCGCGGTTCGCGGTCTGCATCGCGGGCAAGTGCGAGGCGATTGCGGCCGGTGTCATCACGGCGGGGACGCACAAGCTCCTGTCTTGCACCACGGACGGCGAACTCGAACCCTACGCCGTGGGCGACATCCCCGCGGCCGTCTTCCTCGGGTCGAAAAAGGGCAGTTCGACCGCCGCCGCCAATGACTTGATCGACGTGCTCGTGATTCACGGGCCGATCGACACCATCGTTTGAGAGGACTGAGCCATGCCGATCAATTATACCTCGCTGCGGCCTGTCGACCCGGTTCTGACCGGGTTCATGGCCAGTCTCGCGCCCGACCCGGTCCTCATCGGCCGGGCGCTCACTCCCCGCGTCAGCGTCGACAATCCCGACTACATCGGGAAGGTCTGGCTCGACACTCATCAGAGCTTCATGGGCACCCCGCAGGCGCTTGAGTTGCAGCCCGGCGTCCCCATGCCGACGATGGCGAGCAAGGACCCGTCCACGGTGTCCTACGAGTGCGTCCCGTACGGGCTCGCCTCCAAGGGCATCCCGAAGCGTGGCGCGGCCCGGTCGCAGCTCCCGGAGGACCTCGTTCAGCGCGAGCTCCGCGCGCTCCGCAACGCCCTGCTCATCGCCGAGGAAATCCGGTACGCGACGCTGTACCAGACCTCCGGCAACTGGACGACGACGAGCGCGTGCAACGCCCTGAGCGGCGGCGCCAAATGGTCCGTTTTGACCTCGACGCCGCTCGTCGACCTGCACGGCTACATCGGGACCTATGTCGAGGCCGCGCACGGTGCGATCCCGACCGATCTCATCCTGCCCTACGCCGTGGCCCGTGCCATCGGCGCGACGGCGGACGCGCGGGGCTTCTATGTCGCCAACGTCGCCGGCGGTCAGTCCGCCGCGACCGTCGCCGGGCGCCCGCTCGGTGTCGACCGGGTGGCCGAGATGCTCGCCGCGGAGTTCGGCCTCCGCGTCCACGTCGGCCGGGCGCGCAAGAACACCGCGAACCTCGGGCAGTCGCACTCCGAGTCCTACATCTGGACGGACACCGTGTGGCTCGGCACCCTCATGGCGGACGCCGGGGTCGAGGGTCGCAGCGTGCGGACGATCCAGTCCGCGGCGCTCGGCATCGACGAGCGGAGCCTCATCGGCGAGGGCGGGCTCGCGGGCCTGGATACGTCGTTCAGCGCGGGCGTCGATGAGATTGCCCCGTCGCAGGGCGACTCGTGGGTCCCCTACGTCCAGCACTGCGCCGACGAACTCAAGCTCGCCGCCGACCTCGGCGCGACCATCACGGACTGTCTGTGATGTTCCGGTTCGCCCCCGAGCACCCCGGCGCAATCGCCGTCCTCAACGGGGCGGTCGTCCGCTCCGGCGATGTCGTCGAGGCGCCCGCGGAGTGGGTTGCGCGCATCGGCGCGGCCTACGTCGGCATCGGGGGCGGACCGTGCCTCATTCCTGTATCGTCTCCGGGTGTCGAGGCCGCGGCCGATTTCATCGCAGCTGTCTCTGCCCCGACGCCGCTCAACCCTGAGACGCCCACTGCGGCGGTATCGGTCGAGGCCAGCGCCAAGCCCGAGCCGGTCAAGCGCAAGCCGGGGCGCCAGCGGAAGACGGCGTGACATCCGACCCGCTCTCGCTGTCCCCTTCCGGTGGGGGCGGGTCGCCCTATCTTCCGCCGTGCTGCGCCGGTGACGCCCTAACCCTTGCGGCAGAGGTTCCCGACGCGATTGCACGGCTCATCGCCCGCCGCGACGGCATCGCAGACGATGCAGCGGCCCGAGTCGAGGCGCGGCTTACAGATCTTGCGGACCTCCTCGGGGGCGCCGTCCGCGAGTGGCTAGAGGCCGGCGGACCTGACGCCGTGCGCGGTCGCGCGCTCGGCATGTCACTGTCTGATGCGCTCGGCATTCTCGACGGCCTGCAAGCCGACGACGGGCCTGTGATGCAGGTCGCACGCGAAGAGTGGAAGGCCGCACTCGACGAGCTTGCGCGCCTTGCAGTGTCGACCGCGGGCGAGGCCGGGTTGGGTGTCAAAGGCCTCGACGTCGAGGGTTGGGCGCAGGTCCAGTCCGGCGCGCTGCAAAACGCCGCGTCGGCATGGGACACCAAGGTCCGGCGTTACCTCGCGGAAGCGACGCAGCGCGCGGCAATGGAGGCGGTCTACGTCGTCCCCGATGTCGTCGGGCAGCGCATCACAGAGATGGTCCGCGACCTCACGCCGCAGACCGTGACCGAAGCCCGGACGGCCACGGCGGCCTATGATCGGGTGGTACAGGCCGGTCTTGCAGACCTCGCGGACCCGAAGGGCGAACGCCTGCGATGGGTCAGCATTGGCCCGGTCGATGGATTGCAGCGCCGGTTCTGTGCCTTGGTCTCGGGTAAGAGCTTCACCCGTGAGCAAGTCGGGCGCCTGCGCAACGGCACGCCCGGGATGCCGGTGGCCGATTTCCACGGCGGCTACAACTGCCGACACCACTGGGTGCAGATGCCCTCGCCGATGGCGTCACGAATGGGGTATGATGCGGCGACGGACCTTGATGTCACGGTCATCAATGCGAGCGTGGTGAGGAAGCGATGAGGCGAGAATACGTCTGCGGCCAGTCTCAGATCTTCCGGTGGGTTCCGCCGGATGGGTGGGGCCGCGCCAATACGGCGACCCTCGCGCTCTACTTCTCGGCCGGCACATCGTCGGCTGCCATGACTGCGCGCGCGTCTGACGAGCTGTCGGCCATCTCTGCCGACCGGCGCCGCCTGACTCTCACGTGGTCGGGCACTGCGCTCGTCCCCGACGATGCCGTGACCTCATGGTCGGGCTGGATTGACGACGGGGCCGGCGCTCAGATTCCGATTCGGATTCTCCGGCTTGTGTCCGATGCCGGAGATTCCGGCGTCGTCGAGCTTGCCGAGCCGCTCCCGCACGCCATCAGCACGGGTGGCGATGTCTATGTGCAGGTCTGGCAGCGGCAGTTCGCCGCGCCCGCATCGCCTGAGACGGTGCGATACCGGGTGACGTGGGAACGGTCGCTGCAAGGCGGTGTCGTCGAGACGGTGACCGATGAGGGCGTCTGCTACATGGTCCGGGCGCTATTCGCGACCGGGCTGACGCATCAGGCGTTCTGCGCGCACTCGCCTTTCCTCGCGGCCGAACTCCCGCCCGGAACGTCATCGTGGGCGCCGCAGATTCAGATTGCGCTTGACGCCCTCATGGTCGAGTTGCGCAAGCGACTCCCGTCGGCGGTCGACGTGTCCGCGGTGCGCGGAGGGCAGTTTCTCGAAGCCCACGCCGTATGCACCGAGCTTGTCGTCCTCCGCGCGATTCACGCCGGAGGGCGCGACCGGACGCCGCAGATTGAGGAAGCGCGGCGGCGCCTCGCCGAGATTCTTGACGCCATCTTCGAGGCCGGGCTTGATTGGGTTGACTCCGACGGCGATGGAGCCATTGACGCGGGAGAGACTCGCGGCGGGTCGACTCGTGTCACGCTGCGGGCCTTCACGACGTCGACGACCTATCAGGACGCGGCCGACTCGGACGCCGAGGACCGCACGCCGATGACTCGGCGGCGCGTCGAGGACGAACGCTGATGGGTGTCAAGGTCCGCACGTCCGGCCCGCCAATTCCGTCCCCGAAGTGGACGGTGGAAGACATGCGCGTTTTTGCTGAGGCGTCTGCCGCCGCTGTCAAGATTCGCACGTTCGACAACGGCCGCGGCGTCGATGACAGGCTGTTTGATGACTATTCCGAAAACCCGCTGAAGCTCTATGCCCGGTCCTCGACGGGTCGCGCGCTGGAACCGAAGGGCGGAGTGCCGTTCCCGTGGGTCCGTGGCCCGAAGCAGCGCAACGGAACCTATGATGCCTCGCGCATCGGGCAAGAGGCCGGACGCTTCTATGCCAAGGGTTACAGGGAGTATAAGAAGATCTCTCGCGTTGCCCCCGTCTCATCGACCGGGCGGTCTGGCGTCGAGGTTGACCTTACGCTGTCTCAGCGCATGGCGCGCGGATTCAGGGTGCTGCGGGTCTCGCGGTTTTCCGCGGCCATCGGTCTGACCGGCGCGGCGCGCGAGTATGGCCCGCACGTTGACGCGGCGCGGCCGTTCCTTGGCACGTCGCCGGATGTCGATGCCGAACTCTCTCGCACCCTTGCAGACATCATCGAGGGGCGCGCATGAGCATCCTGACTGCGATCGAAGGCATCGCCACGGCGGTCAACGCACTCACCCCGAGCATCGATGCAGGCATTCCGTTTCGTCGCCACCCGCCTGAGGCGCGGGCGTCGATGCTGACCAGCGGGGCGCAGTCGCGGGTTTTCGAGGTGGTCGCAGGCGTGCCTACTCTGTCGGCGCGCACGTCCGATGCCACTGCGACTCATTACGTCTATGAGGCCGAGGTCCGCGTGATGTACGCCCTCGCCGCATGGCGGTCATGGGATGCGCTCGCGCTCGCGATGGCGTCTGACCTTGCGGACATCGCCGAGACTCTGCGGACGCCTGCGACGTGGGTCAGCTGGGCACACGAGGTCTATCCGCGGGACGACCGGACGGCGCGGGATGAACTTCTCAACGACGACGGGGAGACGGCGGGATACGTCGTCACTCTGCCCATCACCCTTCATGTGGAGGTCTAGTCATGGCTGCTCTTGGCACCCTCTCCGGCGCGCGCATCATGGTCGCGGCCGAATCGACCTTCGGGTCCGCGTCGACTTCCGACGCGCGGAACCTCGACATTTCGGGGCTCGTGACGACCTACCCGTTGCAGGTTACGCGGGCGTCCTGGAAGTCGGCGGCCGAGGCCGGGCGCATGTCCGTCCGGGATACCGCGCTCACGAGCTTGCAGGGCGGGAATCCTCCGGTGGTCATCGATGCGGCGTACAATGCGAGCGGCCCCGTCGATAGCATCAGCGGCGAACTCGTCCTGACGCTCGACGGGCGGTCGTTCGGTGGCACGGCGCCGGGGTCGTCCGCCCTCGGCATCATCCTCGCGTCCGGGCTCGACGCGGAACTGCGCACGCCGGGCGGGTCGTTCACGGCGACCGAGGCCACCGACAACACCATGACGCACACTGCCGGGGCCGATGGCACGGTCGAGGTGGGGGACATCCTGTTCGTCACGCAGACGAACGCAACGGGCCGGTTCGTCAAGGTCTCGGGCTACAACGCCGGGACGCGGACCATTACGACGCTGGAGCCCCACGGCATCCCGAACGCAGGGACGGCGACCGTGCGGTACTGCCACATGTATTTCCCCGCCTACACCGGCGCGGCGTCCGGGGCGTCGTTCGCACTCGAAATGAGCATGCCCGACGAAGAGCACACCCGGCGGTATGTCGGGTGCCGACTGCGCCGGTTCACGGTGCGGACGACCGAGGCCGGCGGTATCGAGTACGAGGCGTCCATCATGGCCTACGATGGCGAGCGGGACACCACGCCCGTGATGACTGTCGCGGCGCCGCTCCCGCTCGGCATCTCGGGCACCAAGCCCCTCGTCGCCCGCGTGGCGCCCATCCGAGCGACCCAGAATCACAGCGCGTCGGCCGCGCCGTGGAACGGGACGGCATCGGCCCTCCCCGCGCGGTCGTGGGAGGTGAGCTTCGAGTGCTCGCATGCCCCGGTGGCTGACCAGGCCACGCGCTGCCGCGTCTCCGATGTGGGCATCCCTGACGTGCGCGTGACTGGGACCTTCACGCAGACTTCGCCGACCGGGACGGACATCGACTGGCAGCGGGTTACGCGGCTGAGCCACAAGCATGCCGTCGGCTTCACGGCTGCCGGCGCGAACGCGGCTGGGAATGGCCTCTGTGCATGGGTTGGCGCAGTCGAGTGCGCCGAAGACCCGGGCATTACGTTCGATGAGGCCGACCGGACGCAGGTTGTCAACTTCCGCGCCGGCGACTACTCAGGCGACGACTCGACGGACTACGGCAAGGTGAACGCGTCGGCCATCATCGCGTTCCCCTGCTGACGCTGACCTAGAAGGGGGTCCCATGGCCATCAAAAAGGCAACGCGGCTCGGGCAGACGGTGCGAATCCCGCTCCTGTCTGACCCGGACTATCAGGCGGCTCGACTTGTGGCGCTCGACGCCGGGGCAGACCGAGAGGCAATCGAGGCGTCGGAGCTGCGGTTCGGCGAGACGCTCGACGCATCCCTGCTCATCGTGCAAGCGCCCGACGTGACCCATGCCACGATTCGCAGCATCGGCGGCGCTGACTTCGCGGACGCCGACGACGATGCTGTGAGCGCAAAGCACTTCGGCGCGGCGCGGGCGGTGGGCATCATCTCCCGTGCACTCGTCTCGGTCGATGGATTCGAGGACATCCGGCCGGTCGGCGGGCGCTACCCCGTCGAGCAGCTTGCGACACTCGTCGGCCCCGTGTGGGCGTCGCTCCGCGTCGAGCTGGTCGCGCGCATTGATGCGTGGTGCCGACTGGGGGAATCGGGCGCCTCGCCCTCCGCGCCCTCGTCCGGCGAGGCCACCTAGCTGACATCGGGGGTGCGGTGTGGGTATGCGAGTCCTGCGACGGAGACCTGGCGAGTCACCCCGAGCATACCCACGGGCTCGACGAGAGCTTGCGGCCGGCGTTTCAGGCTTGGCCGGGCGGTCCATCCTCTCCGCATTGCATCGACTGGCTTTGCCGTGGCTCATGGGCGGGCGAGGTCTTCCGAGCCGTCCAGTGGGTGAACGCCGGGCAGCATCTCGGGCCGCTCGACTCGCTGCCCCTCTCGCTCGTCGACTCCGTGCTGACGGTGCGCGCAGAGTGGGATACGATACGGGCAGAGGAGTCGAAGCGTGACCATTCGTCGCACTGAGTTTGAGGTCAGCGTCAAGGGCGCCGACGCCACGGCCAAGGCTTTCGATGAGGTCGCGCAGGCTGAGGGGCGCGCAACCGGAGCGGCCGTCAAGACAAGCGACGCAATCGACCGCGCGGCCGAGTCTGCGGCGCGGGCAACGGCCGCAGTTCCGCGACTCGGCGACGCATTCGAGCGCGTGACCGGCCCGACCGGCAAGGCCCTCCGGGTATTCAACGACGTGGGCGATGCGTTCAGGCTGCTCACTGCCGGGCTTGCTGGCGGCGCCTTGTTTGGCGGTCTGCAAGACATCGCCGAGGCGATGGGCCTACTCGCCGACAAGGCCGGCTTGACCGCGATGCGCGTCGATGCGCTCGTCAGGTCTGGTGGTACGCTGTCCACAGACCTTGTTCAGCGTAAGCTTGAAATCACGAACCTCTCCGATGCGATGGAGCGGTACGCGAAGAGCGTGGGTTTGGCATCAGCAGCGCAACTCACATTCCGCGAGCAACAGGCCGCACTCCAGGGCATCGCGACGGGTCGCATCAGGACCTTGGAGGGCGAGCAGAAGGCGGCAGAGAAGGCGCAGGAGGCAATCTCGCGGGCGCGCGCGGAGCTTGCCCGATTCGAGGCGGCGCCCGAGCGGTTCACGCTTGAGGTCACACGGGCCGGCGGCGAGTCGGAGTACCGTGCTGCTTTGCAGCGCCGCATCGCCGATGCCGAGGCTGCCGCGACCGCCGCTGACCGAGCACAGCGCGCGCTGCTCGGGCGAGAAGGCGCAAACCCGTGGGTCGAGGGCGTGCAGGAGTTCGGCGCATCGCTCGTCACGCGTACTCGCCTCGCCGTCGAGCAAACGGCGTGGGGCCTCCGCAATCAACTCGGGACGTATCAAGCCATCCTTGCGCAGCGGTATCAGGACGCGCAGCGGGTTTCCACCACGCGCGCCGCGGGAGGTCGCGGCGCCGCTGCGGACCCTGCAACGGCTGAGCAGATGGCGAGGAGCTTCGGGCTTCCACGCATGCCCGGGCAGATGACAGATCAAGACGCGCGTGACGCGCGGGCCGAGAGAGAGCGGCAAGCGCGGGCCGACGCAGAGCACCTGGAGCGTATGCACGGGCTCGGTCTGATGATGGCCGGGCATGCGGCGCCGGCACCGGAAGCCAAAGCCCCGTCACTCCTCGCGGTCCTGACCGCCGATGACGAAGAGCGCGCCCGGTTTGAGGCCGACATGGAGACCGCGTCGGCCGGTGTGCAGCGGATGTATGCCGCGACACAGGAAGCGGCGGATGGCGCGCGGCAGCTCGGGCAGTCGATGGGGCTCGGGTTGTCGAATGCGGCGGCTGCGGCGCTGTTGACCGGCGGCAGCTTCAAGAAGCTTGCGAACGACGTGCTCAAGTCCATCGCAGTTCAAGCCGCCGGGCTTGCCATCTTCGAGACGGCCAAGGGGTTCGGAAACCTCGCACTCGCGGCCTTCGGCGTCCCGAATGCGGCGGCTGCGGCGTCGCTCAACTTCCAGTCCGCGGCCATGTATGGCGCGGTCGCCGCAGTCGCGGGCGCCGGCGCCGGAGCAACCGGCGGGCTCCGCTCCGGCGGCTCTGCCCGTGCCATGTCCGCCGGCGTCGCCCCGAGCATGGGTGGCACGTCTCAGTACGGCGGCGGGTCCGGCGGTGCGACTGTGGTGCAGGTCTACATCAGCGGCGAGCAAGTTACCCGCGCCGTCCGCGTCGAGCAGTCGCGGCAACGCATGTCAGGTGGTATCACGGGGAGGGCGGCCTAATGGCTACCGCGGCAGTCTTGGCGCAGTTTGACGCCCTGGAGTGGGCCGGGGTCACGCTGTTCTCCCGCAATGCGGTCAACGTGGCAGCCCCGGCGGTCGGTACGATGCACGATGGCGGGCACTATCCCGACGCCGCGGCGCTCCTGAATGGGTGGGGCTCGTACCGACGACTCGACCAGACCATTCAAAACACGTGGGGCCTCGCCGGCACCATCTCATGCGGCATTGACGCCGACGACCGATTTTACATCTCGGTCGATGGCGCGGCCGGCACTCTGACGCTGACGCCCGGGCCGTCCGACCCGTGGGGATGGGGAGGCGTCGTCACGTCGTCGACGTCGTTCACGGCCGAGGTTTTGACCGCAACTCGGCGGTGGACGCGCGGTCCTCTCATCGCCGACACCGAGGCGCAGTTCAATATCGACGATGGGGTGGGGATTGAGACTCAACCCGGTCACGCATCGGTCGCGCACTCACTCCCGAGCTACATCACTCAGGCCGGGTCGATGGACGCTGATAGCGTCACAGAGACGCTCGAAAAGTGGGACAATGCGGCCATCGACGGGACGCATCGTCGCATCAAATGGGGCATCGACTCTGAGGGGCGGACCTTCACGTCATGGCCGTCGACGGGACTCGGGGCGGGCTACACTGTGACGTGGGCGTCTGCGACATTCCGGCGCGCGCTTGGCTTCTCGGGTCTGGAGGTGGCCGTACTTGCGAACGGCGTCTACACCCTGACATCGACCTACCCTGCGCGAGGGGTCCTCGTGCTGCGCCAAGGTCTCGCGACCATCGACCGAGGGCTGACCATCCGCGGCTCGTCGAGCGAGGACGCGGGCGGGCGGGTGAGCGGCCGGCGGTACATGACCGGGCGCGACACGGAAGTCAGCTTCCATGTCCGCGGCGGGGTCGGCATCGCCGAGGCGGCAGCGGCCTATCGCGACGAGGAGTCGCAGTTCCTTCGCCGGGTTGCGCCGTACCTGTCGCGCGGTGCCCGGGTGACGGTATGCCCCGAGTGGGGCGACTCGCGCATCGGGCGCTCACTCATCGACCAGCACGAGGACGCGGACACCCCGGCGGCATTCTCGGCCGTCGTCCGAAGCGAGGCCGGCGGGGCCATGGGCCGGTTCCGCGCCTACGTGGCGGACGATGCCGCACAGAGCTTCGCGCTGCGATTCGACGGTCGGGCGCGGTCGCTCACGGCGCCGGTGTCGCTGAGGTTGCGGCGGGTCGCGGACTAGCCGCTTGCGTGGTAGGATGCGCGCATGGCGAACACCGTCCCCGCCGCCCTCGTAGGCATCGACGCTGCAAACCTCCTGGCCGGGTCGTCGCTCGCGTCGTCGGCTGTCGCCCAGCTCGGCACGGCGAACAACTCGACCGTTGCGCGCATCGGGAGTGGGACGCCGCGCATCTCGCAGGTGTGGCCTCGACTTGGCTCCGGTGCCGGAGGTACTCCCACGCTTGACTATCGGGCGGCGGCTGCGACCGTGGCGCAGTGGCGCATCCCTCCGACGCGCGGGGCAACATCGGTCGACTGCTACATCTACGGAAAGAGCAACATCGCGGCCGGCGCGAAGTACAAGTTCCACTCCGGCGCGGACGCCGGGGGAACC